AAGGGGCGTCTTCCTGTGAACAAGGTAGCTGTAAGACCCAGGTATGGGCTGCTACCGCCTGAGTTCAGAATCCCACCTAGCTGTGCCGGTGGGCGTACGTCAAAGGACCCTAGGAGACTCACACTGAGCAAGGAGTCTATGATGCATCAACAACGCGAGGAATCAACACCGTATGTGCGCAAGGTCATTCCCCTATGTGAGCTTGCGCCACTAGCCGTCTTGAGCGGTGGCTACCTGGTCGGCCTAGCTGGCTTCACCAAGGTGGGGGTTGCGCTCGCTCTCGTTGCGCTCGGCATGTGGGCAGCTAACCTCCTGCGTGATTGGTGCCAGTGGTATAGCGCACGCCATCCCGACGAGACTGCACGCTAGGAGGCACAAGGGACACTAGAAGGCCACAGATGACACTAGGAGGTAAGACGTGACACTAGAGGTCACACTGAACGTTGCACTAGAGGCTACAGATGACACTAGGAGGCTACAAGTGACACTAGAAGACACCGATGACACTAGAGGCGACACTAGACGACACTAGGTGACACTAGAGGACTCAGCCCTGACGCAAGGGGTCAGCGGTCGAAGCTTGCCAGTGAACAAGCCTCAGCACCGCGCAGCCTCCCCACCCTGTTAGCCACTTCCAACCGGGAGCCGTCTGGTGCTGAGGGTCCAAATATGCCCCTAGGGGGAAAACGCTGCACGGGCATCTTTCCCCTTGACATGATCTGGAGATTCCCCCTACCTTATAGATAGCGTCTTTCCATAAGAGAGGTATATAGATATATATATACTATCTTTGATGGGATACGTGTATCTTCTCACCAAGTGGTATATCCTGTCCTATATTCCTCTCTCCTGGATAGCGCTGTGTCTCTCTGCGTGGAGCTGATGCTGGGAGTCTGGCGCGTCATATGCTCGCCAGGCTTTCCCCTATGCGCTTATAAGCTGTTGCTATGCCTCGTGACCCTGAGAAACGCCGCATTGCACATCGCGAGTGGACTGCGCGTCGTCGTGAGAGAGACCGCGCCGCTAAGGAGGCTGCTCGTATGGCTGAGCCTATCCCTGATCTTGTGCTCTCGGTGGCTGCTGACGCTGCACCACAACTGGCCGCGTTGCCTCCGGCTGCGCTTCCCCCAGCTTGGGAGCCCTTTAGCTACGAGACCTCGCAACCGCTGACGCCTGAAGAACGTGCAGTCATCTCAGAGTTTCACGCACAATATATGCAACCGCCAGGTATTGTCTCTCATGCGCAACACGCCAAGGCTTTGCGTGAAGCACCACCTGTTTTACAATACTTACGTAAGCAATTGGAACTCAATAGCAAGCTTGTCAATGGTGAGCTTGTACCAGATGGTCAAGAAGGCTTGCAAGTGCAACGCAACTTGGCTTGGGTAGAACAGCTTGTGAGCCGTCAAGGCTAGGAATAACGCTTTGTATGGGCCGCCTTCCTGACCAAAGGACATATCGGACACCAGAAACACGCGAGAGGTTCCTTGCGCTCTTGGCCGAAACTGGCTATGTCGATCAGGCCTCTAAGGCTGCTGGGTTTCCCCGCCGGCAAACCGTTTATGAGTGGCGCGATGCCGATCCAGACTTCGCGAGGGCGTGGGATGATGCGCTAGAAGCCTACACGCAAGCCCTAGAGGCTGAGGCGGATCGTCGTGGTATGCGTGGGGTCCCTGAGCCCGTCTACTGGCGCGGTGAAGAAGTCGGCACGGTGCAGAAGTATAGCGATGTGCTCCTGATGTTCCGGCTGAACGGCATGCGGCCAGAGAAGTATCGTCAACGCCATGAGCATACTGGTAAAGATGGTCAGCCGATCAACGTAAGTGTGAAAGTGACACTAGCAGAGGCGTTCCATCGTGCCTACCAAACTCCAGCAATCCAAGGACCCGTCATCGACCTTGAGTCCAACGGATCAAGCGCTGATTGATGATCTGCAAGAGTTGATTGCTAAGCCCTTGGCCTACGTCTACTGGGCCTTTGACTGGGGCGTCGGCGAACTCTACGGTGAGGATGGTCCCGATACCTGGCAGCGAGAGATCTTGTTGGGGCTCGAAGAGTCCTTGCGCAATACTGACGGTTCAGTCAAGTTTGGGGTTGCGTCTGGGAATGGGGTTGGGAAGGGCGCGCTAACAGCCTGGTTGGTCAAGTGGTTCCACGATACGCGGGTTGACGGCAAAGGCCTGGTGACCGCGAACACTGGTGACCAGCTCAGTACCAAGACATGGGCTGAGGTGGCCAAGTGGCATAAGCTGAGCCGCACGGCGCACTGGTCGCACTGGCAAGCGACGAAGCTGAGTAGCATCTGGAGTCCAGAAACATGGTTCGTCTCGGCGCTGCCCTGGAGTAAGGAGCGTCCAGAGTCGATGGCCGGCATGCATGCACCGCATATTCTGGTGGCCATTGATGAAGCCTCGGCTATTCCTGACGTGATTTGGGACACGCTAGAGGGCGCCATGACGACACCCAAGGCTATCTGGTTGGCGTTTGGGAACCCCACAAGGAACAGTGGGCGCTTTAAGGAGATCTTTCCCGGTGGTCTCTATGCCCATGAGTGGCAGACCAGACGGATCGATAGCCGCACGTGCAAGAAAGTCAACAAGTCGCAGCATGAACAGTGGATTGCGACACGCGGGCTTGACTCCGACTTTGTCAAGATTCACGTCCTAGGAGAGCATCCAGCCCAGTCTGAAGAGCAGTTTATAGGCGCAGACCTGGTCCAGCTCGCCCAAGACCGTGAGCCGGCTCCCTACCTCCACTTACCCAAGGTCCTAGGAGCCGATGTCGCAACAACCGGTACAGGCTGTCTGCTGATGCGACAAGGCAGTAAGATTCTCTGGTCGCAGCTCTACCACAACAAGCAGCCTGATGAATGGGCAGCCCTTATCGCCAATGTGATGGACCGTGATGAGCCCGATGCCACATTTATCGATGCGGTAGGCGTTGGAGCCGGCGTCTGGTCGCTGCTTCGCCACACGCATCATTATGTGATCGCAGTCAACGGAGCGCATGCCGTCCCAGAGACCATCAGCCGGCCGAACGAACCGAGCGATAAGGAAGTCTATTATAATATGCGTGCTTGTATGTGGGGCCGGCTGAAGGAAGACTTGCGGATGGCGTTGTGCTTGCCACGAGACATGCTGAACTTGGCACGCGAGTTGCAAGCGCCGCAGTGGACCTATGCCGGCGCCAACAAAATCCTGCTAGAAGGTAAAGACGATATGCGCGCGCGAGGGGTAGCCTCTCCGCATGAGGGAGATGCGCTGAGCATGACGTACTATGCTTCGGTGAAGCTGCGGCGTGGAGCGATGGTCAATGGCCAGCGCGTACAGGCTTATGCCACACCTGCGGCCTCGCCCTTGGCGCCTCGTGGTGATCAGAGGCGGACAGCCTACGCGGCCGGCGGGATCAGAAGGTGAGTGAGCGGCAGTATACCGTGACCTTCCACAATGCCACGATACGCTTGACGAAGCGGTATCTCCATCACACGCTTGTCCTGACGGAGTATGAGTTGTGGACGATTGTGCATGACATGGTGCAGCAAGGGTTGCCTTTGGGCGTGTTGGCCGAGATGGTGGAGGTTGAGCGAGCGCGGAGTGCCATTGAGTGACTCATACGCAAATGTTACTTTGCGGTGCAGTAGCGCATTGACGCGGGGAAAAGAGGCTCTGTCGTGGCACAGAAGCCGAGACTGATACGGAAAATGTGTATATTGGTGTAAAGCTACAGAGTTTGGCGGTAGGTGCAACGTCTGATCATGAGGGGTAGGGCAAGATGCCAGCGACGAGTGAGAAGCAGAAAAACTGGATGTCCATGGCGAAAGCGGTCAAAGCGGGGCATGTGCTAGAGGGGCTTGCGCCTGGCACGATGGCCGAGCTACGCAAGACCGCGAAGTCTATGACCAATAAGCAACTATCGGACTTCTCGCATGTCGCTAAGGGTCCCAAGGCGAAGAAGGGCTAAGCGTGTCAATGCTGAAGCTCGAAGGCTGGTGCCTGCCCACGTCAGATGCCACGACGCTGCCGGGTCCGAGGAGCCACTTCTTCCTGAATAGCCACTACGTGGTCAGTGCACGTCCCATCATGCTGGACACGATTGCGGGCTATCTGGTGGTCGACGAGACCGAGGCGGCGTACTTTCTGGCCGTGACTGAGGCGGAGATGTCGATGCTCTTTCAGATGGCACGCTAGAGGAGATGGACATGGGATGGACACTTCAGGAGGTGCTCCGTATCTGGCAGCAACGTGAGGACGACGAGATCCCGCCGGTGCTCCCGATGGCAGCGGAGTCCTATGCGCGGGCCGTGGAAGACGAGGCACGGTTGGCGATGGCCGAGGCACGGCGGACCATGCGAGCTGGCGAGGTGGTCGGCATCAGGCAAGCCGAGCAGCGCTGTGAGGCCGGCGAGACGTGGCCCGAGGATGCGGCATGACAGGGAGTGTGTAGCATGGGGTTGGTCCTCCTCGTGGTGTTGATCCTCCTCTTGGTCGGCGGATGGCCAGCGCTCGGCTTTCATCAGTATGGCTACTACCCTTCTGGCGTCATAGGAATTATCCTTATTATCGTCGTGGTGATGCTGCTGATGGGGAGGTTCTAGCGTGACTGAGGTGTGGGAAGATCGACCGATGGTGGGGAGCGTCACGCCGCATCCCCCGTTTCTCCAACACGGCTGGGTCCGCTTCCGGGCCTGGGGGAGTGCGAAGGAGTATGCAGAAGGCCTGCCGAGCACCCCGGTTGCCCTGCAAGTCCTCCATGTGGCCATGGTGTTCACCGTCGAGATGCATCCCCCCTTGACGTGCGTGATGCTGCGCGATGGACGGTGGTATATCGCGATGGACTTCGAGGATGTCCTTCGGGTGATGGAGGTCCTCACCTAGATGGCACGGTTCCTGAGACCTGGCTGGTTTGAAGTGGAGACGTATGCCATGCAGCCGGAGGGCGTGAGGGAGGTCTACCGCATTGCCGTGCAAGTGGCGCATGTGCATCTCGTGTTTCCCCACACGGGGACAGAGACGGCTATCTATACGCCCCGTCTGAACATTCATGCGCTGGCGACGTATGCGGAGGTGCTGGCGGCTATGGGGCTGGCGGCACCATCAGCGGAGGTCCTCACCTAAATGGCCACAGCCTATGCTCCCGCTGCCTTCCTGGATACCCCTGGTCCGGTGGCCGCCAGTGGCGATACCGAAGCGCACCGGCTCCTCCAACGCCACAGCGAACTCCTCAGCCAGCGCACCCTGTACGACCACATCTGGCAGGATCAGATTGAGCTGATGCTCCCAGGCGCGGCGGATATTACCCACTTTCGCTCGCCGGGTGCCAGCCGTACGGATCGCCTCTTTGACACGACAGCCATCCAGGCCTCGCAGACCCTGGCGGCCAATCTCATGGGCGCCGTGACCAACCAGGCCATTACCTGGGCGCAACTGGCCTTTCGGGAGGCCCTGCTCAAAGACAATCAGGCCGTCTCCACCTGGCTGCATCAGATTGATACGATCATGATGGCGGCCTATAACGCCAGTAACTTCTACCAAGCGGCGCATACCTTCTACTTGAATCTCTGTATCTTTGGCACAGCAGCGATGTATGTGGGCAGTGCGGCCAAGCTCGGGGCGACGGGCGACGAGGAAGTCTACCTGCGCTTTCGCACCCTCTCCACCGGCCACTACTGCATTGCCGAGAATGCGCATGGCAAAGTCGATACGGTGTTCCGGTCGTTCCGGCTGACGCCCCGGCAAGCGCGGCAGCAGTTTGGGGAAGTGGCGCTGTCGGCCAACCTACGCGAGTGTTGCCGCGATCCCAAGGAGATGGACCGTCCCAAGAAGTTTCTGCACTGCGTCTATCCCCGCGAAGACTACGTCAGTGGCAAGCTCGGCAGTAAGAACATGCCCTATGTCGAGCGCTATATTGAATGCGACACGCAGCATATCTGTGGGCGCGGGGGCTACGAAGAGTTTCCCTACCTCGTCTCACGCTGGGAGACGGTGGACGAAGGGCCGTGGGGCTTTGGGCCGGGGCACATGGCGCTGCCCGATGTGCGGACGCTCAACACACTGCGCGAACTGATGCTGCTCCAGCTCCAACTCTGGGTGCAACCGCCGCTCATGGCCATGGAAGAGGCGGTGATTGGGGCGATTAGCTTAGAGTCGCTGGCGGTCAATACGATTACCCAGG